TATATTTATTACATTATTAAAAAGCTAGTAAATAAGTTCTATCTTACTTACTAGCTTTCTAGGATTCTATAAATTTAATATATAATTTTAAGAGGCATCCTACTTATTATAAAGATCACTATATTTTGTTATTTAATTGTAAAACAAAAGACTAGGATAATAATTATATCCTAGTCTAATCTATCACTTAATTTCATATTCAGCAAAGTTCCCATCTTTGGTCTTGTATGGCATTACTCTCAAATACTTTCCTTTGTTTATATCATTTCCTTCTATATATAGAATTGCATTTCCTTCATTATTTGTAACAACAACTGATAAATCAGAGTATTCTTTCCCTTCTTCATCAATTATTGATACAGATAAATGCTCTTTATTAGCATAAATAACATTTTCAATAGGACTTTCTGTTTTAACCTCAATGATATCTTCTTTTTTTGTTACTCCCTTTATATTTAAATTATCTCTCACTCCATATTGGTTTGTATACTTTTCATCAGCATTAACCATTCCCATCTCAGCTAAATTAGGTTCATATTTTTTTGAACCACCACATCCAACTAATATCAATACCAAAAATCCACTTAATAACATACTTAATTTTCTCTTCATATATATCCTCCCTTCTATACATCTTATTTTTATTATATTTCACTGGATTTATTTGTCAATGATGTAAAATAGACCAATTCTATGAAAGAGAGTTTTATTAAGATAGATTTGTCTATACAGCTATTAATTACTGCTATAGTTTTATTTTTAATACCAATTATATTATAAATAAAAAGCCAACAAACAAGTTTTTATCCCTATCTACTGGCTTTTATCTATAAGTATAGTACAGAACTATTATATATTACAACTAATTATTTAGTTAAAATATACTCCCAACAAGCTGGTCCTAAGTTAGGATCATTTTCGTAACCTAACTTTCTGTTAAGTTCAATAACTGCTTTATAGAAACTACCATTACCTTTGGCTGGCCCATATTTACCATCTATAATTCCATTATATATACCTCTTGCTTTCATGGCTGATTGCGCTAAATATACAAAAGTACCACTATCTCCAAAATTTAATACGTGTTTCTTACATTCCTTTAACAATTTTCCTTCCTCCTTATTTTCATATAATTCATTTAGCTTGGCTGTTGTTGCAGGTCCACAATACCCATCTGGATTTAATCCATTATCTTTTTGGAATTTAAGTAAAGCATTATAACTAAACTCTCCCCATATACCATTGGCCCCCCAGCTTCCTAGGTCATACCCTAAGCTCATAAGTTTAGCTTGTATACCCTTTGCTCTATTTCCTATAAAGTTTTTAGATTGTTCTATAGTTGCAACATAAATAGGTTTGTTATGATCTACCTTTATAGAAGTATCACCAGTATTAATCCACTGTATGAACTCTTTCCATAGGTTAGGATTTTGAATCATCTTTCTAGGGCATGTCTTATAAGTAGCATCATAGTGCCTTTTTACCCTGTCCATTCCCCATCCATATTGCTCTAATAGATACTTGTTTAATTCAGCTGCATTCTTTCTAGCTGTATTATAATCTGAATCTGGATTAACACATATTTCTATGCTAATATTATTCCAATTTGTAATTACTCCATAATTCGCATCTCCTACTGACCATGGACCATCACTTAACTCTAAACATTGATAGATTTCTTTATCATCTACATAAAAATGAACAGAAGCATCTCCTAAATTCCCACTAAATTGAGCTTTAGCATGATTTCTTGCTCCTGCTCCTTCACTATAGTTATCTGTTTCATGGTTAACTATATATTTAGGATTATTTTTTCCTTTATAACACTTATGTGACTTCAAAAATTCTTTATTTATTGTAAGCATCTTTTTCCCTCCTTCTTCACCCCGACTTTAATGTCGGTACCAAAATTAAAAGAGTAGCCTATTTGACTACTCTTGTTTTAACTCTTTCTTTTCACCTTCTTTAAGTTGTGCTAATGCATCCTTTAACTTTTCTGGTATTGGTAATCCTAAACCTGCACAATTCTCTAATAAGCTTATACCCTCGTTAGCAATGTAGAAATAACATACTAATGTTCTAAATACCCAGTTACCAGTATTCAATAGTCTATCTAATAATACTGCTACAATAAGAACCACAAAGATAACCGCTTTTCTAGCTATCCCTTTAAGCCCAACATTACTAGATACCTCTTTATTAATGTAGGCTCTTAACAATCCTGTGATGTAATCTAATACTATAAAGAATATAAGTACCATTAAAGCTGTATCCCAACTTCCAAACAACCAGGTAAACATTGTGCCTATAAAGGCAACTCCCATTTTAATACTGTTAAAAATTCTTTCCATCTTTCTTTACCTCTTTTCTTCTTTATTTTTATATATAAAAAGAGAAGTTATAAAACTCCTCTTTCATGTAAAATCTCTTTAACTTTGTTTATATATTTATCCGGTACTTTTTTAATACCATTATCACCATCAAGACTTCTTTCTCCAGCTTCTACTAAATCCGCATATATTTCAGCCATTATAATAAACCTCCTTCTACTATTTCAGCTAAAGCTAATTTAATATCTAGTAATTCTTTGGATACTTTTGGATTATCTTTATCACTTTCAGTAACAGGAACAAAAGATTTTAACGTTTCATCATACCTCATATTGTGATTAGTAACCACATCATCTTTATCCACTATTAACTCTAAATAATTAGGAAACATTTCTTGTAAAGGCTTGAAGCCTCCTTCTTGAAAAATTATTTTTTCAACTAAATTATTAGTTAACTTATTGATTAATACATATCTCATAATACACCTCTAATAATACTCTATTAATGCTGTTAAGTTATCACACACATTAGTAGCATGGTCAAGATATACCATAAGAGTGTTAAGTTCTCCTATATATAGTTTAGAAGCACCATCACACCTTCTTGAACCTATACTTTCTCTATAAGTGTTAAATACACTAACTTCATAAAGCCATACAGAACCATCAGGCTTAATCTTTGTAAAGTCAAAAACATATTTAGCTTCTTGACTCATAGTCCAGCCATCTGTCCATTTACCGTTTATAGCATAATGCCAAGAATCTGTACCCATTTTGTTGCTAGTCATAAAAGATACTTTGACACCATTCTTTAATTTAGTTTTATCAAAAATAACTGTTCCTGACTTTACATTTCCTAAAAATCTAATTTCTCTATTTGCTTCAGGGATTGCTCCTATTTCTGTTGGAGTAGGTTTATTATCAGAAGTATAAACTTTTTGCCAACCTGACCATGTACCATTGTATCTGTGTCTAGTATACATTTTTTGTTGATTATATCCATAAGCTATTTGTTTGATGTTTGTGTTATTATATTTCATATTAAATATATAGAAATAACCACTTGCTGGTTGATTAGTACAGTTATTATTGGTAACACCTTGTAGCCCTTCAGTAGTATAATTATTTAAATCTTTATCATCAATAATTCCACAATTAAAGTGATTATGACTAGTTGGAGAAGCCCCAATATCTGCTGGTGTTGGTTTTCTTCCCGTATGATAAACATTATTACCACCTACTTGAACATTTGTAGCGTTTAAAGTTCCTGCAATATTAGCATTTCCTTTAACCTTTAATGAATTACTACTATCAGCAGCAACACCATTAACCCCTACCCCATATTTATTTATAAACATAATAGGTAGATTAGCACTAATCTTGATAGTTGTTACTTTATTAGTTGCCATATACCCAGTATCATCATTGTAAGTAACCTTTAAATCATAAGTACTTGCATCAGTTAATCCAGTTAATTTAAGAGTTTGTGGAGTTTGAGCTACTGATAAATTACCACTAGATACTACTGGAGTGGTTGTACCAGATTTATAAACTGCCCATGTCCCTTTAGTATTAATATTAGGAATAGATGAATTTGATTTTATAGTAACTATTACATCTGCAGTAGTTGCTGCTCTTGTAATTGTACCTTGTGTCAACGATGGCTCATTGTAAAAATGTAAAGTTTGCGCAGATGTTGTTGCTTCTAAAAAATTATCTGAATTATAAGTGGATATTACTCTAACCTTATACTTGAATTGTTGAGATACTGTCTGAACTGGTACTGCATGATTATAATAAGTCGTTCCAGTAGGTAAATCTGCAATTTTAGTCCATCCTCCAGAGCCATAAGCTACATATACTTGATAAGTTACTGCTTCCCCTAATTTACCAGTAACTGAACTCCATTTAACTCTAGTAACTTTAGTTCCATCTGGAATAAAATATTTGTTTGTACTTGATGCAATACTTAAATAGTTTGTAGATTCAGTTTGTACTAATGATATGGAAGCAGAAGTATTATTCGGATTTACTTGTAAATTAACATTGATAGCTTCTGACGAAGTTTTAGTAGTACCATTAGAGTTTCTACTTGTTAATGTAAAATTCAAAACTCCTTTACCTTTATTAGTAGTTGTAGCAAATACCTTTTTTATATCATCAAACTTTACGTATGGTTGAGTTGATGTTGGAGTTGCTTCTCCAGTTCTCCATATCTTTAGATTAATAGGTGATGCAGCAGTTATATTAGGATTATATACAGTTATCCCATTATCACAACTTAATGTTTTTGTAATTGTAACACCACTTTGAGTATTAGATGCTCCAGAATAAGTAAATGCAATGGTAGTTGTACCAAAAGCAATTGAAGATGTTGAAGAAATATTATCTTGTATGAATTTATTCTTAGTTATTGTTGGAGAATAAATATTAACACTCCAAGCTCCTACACTATCATAAGCATCTACTACATATTTAAAAGTAGTACCTTCTCCATAACCACTAATATTATGAGTATAACTAGTTGAAGATCCTCTATAAATTTCAGTATACCCTCCACCATTTACAGACACTCTAAATCTATATCCAGATAAATTTGTATCAGATGCAGCTGGAGTTTTTATAACTAATTGAGTAGCATTTTCTGATATAGTTCTGTTTGAAGTTGAACCATCTATAGATACAGTTCCAGATAATGAAGGAGCAACATTTGTTTGTGATACTGTTAATGACCCCGTTTTTGAAAAATCCCAATGAGTATAACCTATACTATCAGTTTCAATTCCTACTGTTATTGATTTAGAGCTGGTAGTACCAACATTAGTTGTAGCAGTATACGTAAATGTTCTAAACCCATCAGAACCTCTCCATGATTCACTACCTTTTACTTTCATCCAGCCACTCCAAGAACCATTTACATTAGCTCTCCATTGAACAGGATAACCATAATATGATGTACTATATTGACCAGCTTTTAATTTTAATGTTATTTTTATAGTTCTATTATTTCCACTTCCAGAAGTTTGTTCTGCATAAAATTCATATGACATTCCTGGACTACTTCCATGTATTCCACTTGCTATTAAGGCCATGTATTTATCTCCTTTCTAAATCCAAAATAAAAAGGAAGGCTTATAACCTTCCCTTAATTAGCATAAAATCCCCAGCCATCCCAGCTAGAATTTTTAACACTTCTCATTTCAATTTGTTGAACTGTTGAATTAATCTTCTCACATATAGTTAAATCTCCATCTATATCAACTTTGCACTTTTCGGCATAGTTTTTTCTAGTAAAGCTAAAATCTCCTCTTTGTCCTTGATTTCCTTCTGCATCTATAACTAAAGTTCCTAATTTATCAGAAGCAGTAGAACCTCTAAAAACATGATGACCTTGTGAACATCCAATAACATTTAAGCCACCATATGCTCCAGAACTCTTATCTATTGATACAGAAGCTTGAGCTGAATTAACCATAAAATTAGTATCTTTTAATTCTAAAGAATTGTTACCAGTAGAATATTTGACTTTATTGTTAATAGTAACATCTGTATTAAAACTACAACTTGTTTCTGATAGCTTTACTTTATCCTTAATAGTTAAGATACTATCTTTTACGTGTAGGTTATTACTTTCAATTTCTCCATATAGAATACCTGCTAAAGTTGCATTAGTGGCATATAAATCACCATTCTTATTAACTCTAAATTTAGCAGATGTTCTATTTTCATAGCTTCCACCAGCCCATATCCTAACATCTGTTGCAGCAGTACCAGTATTAGTTACCCCAGCATCTAATACATCTAAAGTACCTCTAATAGTTGCTTGATTAATTTCCGCAGTTCCATCTGTATTGATCGAATAACCAGACTTCCCTTTTACGTAATTAGAAGAATGTAACCATCCATTAATCTCTACAGTACCTATACCATCTTCTCCATCTACCTTACCTATAGCAAATACTGGTTTACCATCTGCCCCATTTACAGTTAATCCAGATAATAAATCTATCTTATCTGCCTTTATAGTATTAGCAGCTATCATGCCACCATTTATATAAGTTTTATCTCCTTGAACATCAAATATAGGTTGAAGTGTTTTATCTAATGCATCAAAAGAAACTAATCCATTTATATCTAATCTTTCAGAGCTAATCTTACCAGTAGTTATATTTGCTGCGTCAATTTCAACTGCCTTTAAGCTCTTAATAAATGCATTATCACCTACAAATAATTCATCTACATTTAATTTAGAACTTCCTATAGCTTCATCTTTAATCTTGTCTGTAGTTACTACATTGCTATTTAATCCTTCTGGAGCTAATATTCCCTTTTCAGAATCAAAGATAGCTTGACCAGATGCGTTTAAAACATATATTCCATAGTTCCCTCTTGCATCTAATCCTATTTGTACTCTTGTTTTTGGCGTAGCCTGATTATCTTTTATGGTGATTGTATTATCTGCTATTGATAGCTCACCACTTGTTGAACTTATATTAACCTTTGTTGCATCAATTTTACCAGCAGTTATTTTATTTGCATTTAAACTTTTAATAGATGCATCTGTAATAGTTGCCTTTGCTATTTGAGCTTCTGAAATAGATGCTTTTGCTATTTTTGCACCAGATATAGTACCATCTACTATATTTGCATTACCTACTTTTATTTCACCAGATGCTATTTTATTAGCTACTAATTCCCCAGCACTTACCTCTATTGCAGAAATGGTTTCTGAATTTATTTTAGTTGCATCTATACTCCCTGCTTTTATTCTGTCTGCATTTAAAGTACCAGTAGTAATTTTACTTGCATCCAAATTAGCTATTTTGGCAGAGCTTATAACTGCATCTCCAATAGTAGCATTTACTGCATTTATTGCATTAGCTTTCATTCTATCAGTAGATATATCTCCAGTTGTTATTTTATCAGCACTTAAATTACCAATCTTTGCACTATTTATTGTTGCAGTATCTGTTGATAAATTAATTGCACTTATTACCCCTGCTTTAATCCTATCAGCAGATAAATCACCAGTAGTTATTTTATGTGCATCTAAATTGCCTATTTTAGCAGAATCAATAGTTGCATCCCCTATATATGCATTAATAGCATCAATTACATTAGTAGCCATTTTATCTGCTGATAAGTTTCCAATCTTTGCACTATCTATTGTTGCATTTGATGCATTTAAATTTATAGCGGTAATAGCATTGGCTTTCATAACATCAGCTATTAAATTACCTGTCTTAATTTTCTCTGCTTCTAAATCAGTAATCTGTGCGTTTCCTACAACTAAGTCCTTTGCAACAATACTTGCTATTTCAGCTACATCTATTTTTGCACTATCTATTGTTGCTTCTTCAATAGATGCATTTATTGCTTCAATAACAACTGCTTTTATTTTATCTGCTGTAATTGCCTTTGCATCTATCTTATCTGCTGTAATACAGTTAGCAGCTAAATTATCAGCAGTAATATTACCTGCTAGTATTTCATTAGCCTTTATTGAATTTATTAAAGCATTATTTGCAGTTTGACTTATGGATTTATTTCCTGTAGAGCCTACACTATTATTTGTACTCGGTACATTTGCACTAATATTAGAAATTAGTCCCCCATTAAAACTAAGTTTGTGAGCTCCAATTGGAATTGATCTTAAAATACTTTTTTTATCTGTTAGCTTTATGATATCTCCACATTCCAAATGTGGCATTCCCTGTACCTTTAAATCATAAGATGGATAAGTAAAAGGAAACATTCTATCATAAATTACTTTTAGTTCTGTATTAGAAACAATATTTTCGTTCTCAAACTCTAATGTCGCTCCTGTATCATCCCCATATTGAAATATATCTTCACCTTTTTTGCATATAAGCTTAGATATTTTAATATTACTATCACTCTTTAAAGTAAAATCTATATAATTGTTTGTATCTAAATTAAACTCTACTATATTAAAACTTCTAAATTCTATTTCATTATCTCTATTTACTAAGCAATTAGCAGTCAATAGCTCTGCAATAATCGTAAGTACATCCCTTATAGAACCAGTAGGCAACACTTTAACATTTACGTTTGGTAATACTGCATCTTTAAATATCACCTTGTATTTATTCTTTAGTTCATTAACTACATTAGTAACTGATGTAGGATATTTTAGACCAGATTCATACTTAACATTGCTATAGCTCTCTATAATATCAAAGCATTCTATACTAACCTTATTATCTGTCCTTTTTATGGAATCCGGATTAGGATAAAATGTTCCTAATGGTACCCACATTAAATTACCTATTCCATCATCTATCGCTACAGATGGTTTAATGGTTTGAGTAGTAAAGTAAGAAGGTGTATTCCCTATCCTTAATAGCTCTAAGCTAAGCTTTGAAGATGTCACTCCCCCTATAGCTGGTATTCCGTTATTACCAAAGGTATATTCTACATTAAGACTTTGGACCTCTGTATTATCTAGTATTCTATCTCCTATAATGACTTTAATAGCTACTGTTCTTGTAGGTTCTTTAATTTTATTTAAATAAATAGGACTAACACTATACATCTAACCACCTCCTACTTTTCTATTAAATTAAGTTTTAATCCACTCCACTTAACCTCTTCATTAATATACTGATATGCTGGAGCAGTTCTATCTCCTACGTACATAGTTTTAGTTATAATTCCTAATTGCGGATCTGGAAAAGTAACCGTAAAAAAAACTCCAGATACAGCATTTAGTATTGGAGCTATTTCACTTTGGGATAATGGTCCCCACTCAAGATTTAATTTTCTTTTTACTGCTATTCTATCTCTAATAAGCTGTCCAGCAGCATTTCTATTAGATTCACCATCTAAATCACTAACTGTAGCTTCATAAATCTTAGGAGTAGCTATAGCCACTCCATTAATCTTTATCATCTATAACTACCTCCTATAAATCTAATAAAATTTTTCCTTCTTGTCTAAATAGCTTATTCATATTGTCTATAACTACTCTTCCAAGTTCCGTTCCACTAATCTCTAATATTATTGATAAAGGACCACTTGGATATGAAGAATTTCCTCCTTGTGGCATTCTAGAAGCTAATTTATCTGCTAATAAACTAATCCACCCTGTATTATTCTCTAAAGGCATTACTGCTTCCTTACCAGCTTCACCTATTACAGCAAGAGTAGCACTATCTACAATACCACCTTTAGCTAACATAGGTATTCTTGGCACTGGTAATGGATTATATCCCCAGAATCCATCAAAAGGTGTAAATCCTAGCACTTCTACATCTCGAATTTTATTAAGCAATCCATTAATCTTATTAAAAGGTATTGCTATAACTTTATTAATTCCACCTATAATAGAATTAACTATCTTCTTAAAAACATCTCCTATAGCTCCTACCACTCCAGAGAATACTTTTCCACCTTTTGAGAACAAACCTAATATTGAATCCCAAGCATCACTTGCAGACTTCTTGATTCCTTCCAACATATCGCTAAAGAAATTAGATACTGGTTGTACTACATTAACATCAAACCAAGTTGCAACTTTACTCCATGTTTCCTGTATGCTATTCCATACATTACTTGCAACTTCTTTTACTTCTTCCCAATGTTTGCACAAAACAACTACTATTGCTATTACTGCTCCTATTGCTGCCGTTATTAGAACTAAAGGCCAGTTTACTGCAGCTAATGCACCTGCAAATCCTGTTGTCACCCCTGTAGCTATTAATCCTATAGAGTTCCACAAACCAACTCCTATATTCCAAATTTTCATAGCACCATTAACCAAGCCCCACGCCAATGCAAAACTTCCAACTACAATTGCTATAGCTTCAATTATGCCTTTATGTTCGCTCATCCAATCGCCTATAGAATTTAAGGCATCTGCTATGCTTCCTAAAACACTAACTATAACTCCACCAGTCCAACTAGCAATAGGCTGTAAGAAACTCTCCCATAACCAAGCTCCTAAATCCATAAATACTTCTAAAATAGGATTAAGTATTTTAAATACACCAGCTAATATATTAAAAAACTCTGGCATTACTTTGCTTATAGTCCATGTAGCAAATGGTGCTAAAATATTATCCCAAAACCATATTAAAATAGTTCCTATATTATCAACTAAAGGCTTAACTGCTGCCTTTAAATTTTCAAAACTCTCTACAACTGGAGCAAATATTGTCTTAAACTTAGCAACTGCAGATTCTAATCCACTTGTATCTGGTTTAAGTATTTCAGCATTACTAAAATCTAATAATCCTCCACCTGTTGGTGTGCTTATTCCTGTACTTTCACTATCAGAATTACTATTTTTGCTTAATACATTTATTTCATCAAATCCACCTAGAAGTCTACTTACTTCTTTTTGTGCCTTCTTAGCTTTTTCTCCAGTTTTAGTAGCTGCATTTCCTAGTGCATTAACTTGTCCTGTCGCTCCTCCAACACCAATTTTATTAGATGGCTTATATCCAAATAAAGTTTGCATAAAAGTGGCTACATAAGCTGTTACTGTTCTTAACCCTATAGCAAAGTTAGTTAAAATAGGCATTACTACATTCATAATAGGTAAGAAAGCATTTCCTATATTTAAAGCAACATCTTTAAGAACTGCCACAAATTGTTGTAAGCTAGAATTTGTATTGCTAAATACTTCTCCACCAAACTTATTGCTTGTTTGCTCTAATATTGCCATTAATCTTATTTGCTGTTGAGTTTGAAAACTTAATTGATCCCATGACTTTCCGTTAGCAAACTTCTTAAATGCTTCTGTACTCTGTAACATAGCAACATTTACGTGAACCCCTAAATCTTCAATAGACTCTGTATTACCTAGTAAACCAGATCTAATACGTTCCATTACATCTTCCATAGTTCTTCCTGTTCCGGAAGCTATAATAGAAGAAGCTTTTAATAAATCAGTAGTATATTGTAAAGTTTGTTGAGTACCATTACTAAAAGTACTTACTAAATTAGAGAAAATAGCTCCATAGTTCATAGCATCTGATTGAGACATATTAAATGCTAATGCATTGGCCTTCGACCATTTTAAGAATTGATTAGTACTCTCGCCCATTGTACGAGTTATTTGTTGAATAGCTGCTTCTACTTTCATTGCACTTTGAACACTATTAACAAATATCTTACCTATACCTAGAGTCACAACGAATCTTCCAAGAGACTTAAAGATATTCTTAACTTTATTTACTTCGTTATTAACAGTATTGGTCATTCTTTTGACTTCATTTTGTACTTTACTTATTTCATCTCTAAAGCCCTTAGTTTGTGCTTCTATTAATACTTGAAGTTTTTCTAAAGTCATACCATCCATATCTTACTCCTCCTTTCTTAATTTTTGGTTATGCCTATAAGCATATTCCTCCATCCTTGCCTTATATAAAGCCATATCATTATTTGATGTTTCTTCATCTTTAAATAATTCTGGGAAGAGTTCACCTAAAGATGATATTTTTGAATCTGAATTAAATAAAGAAGATACATACTCTCCTATCTGTCTTGCTAAAACAGCATTAAGAGATATTTTAGCTTTTAAATCTGCTTCATATTCCTGTACTTTTATATTCTGCTTTCTTGAATAACTCTCTATTAAGTCATATACTTCTTGAAGTGACGAATCCCAAAACAAAGAAGGACTATATCCCATATCTAAAAACTGTGGGTATAATCCTTCTATTAATTCTGTATAACTAGTTATTATGCTAGCATTTCCTTCATCTCTTCTTGTTTCTCCTCCATCATCTCTGTTTGAGATTCTGTAAAAAAACCACTCACCTTATAAATATCCATAATCACTTTAGTGAAAAACTCTAATTGGCTTCCACCTTCATCAACATATTTATCAAATATATCTTGTACATCTTTAAACTTAATGTTTGCATTATAATCTTTCATAGCATAATGAGTTATCGTAAGCATTATTTTTAATGCAGGCATATTCCCATTACCTAATACATTCATTAAGCTAGTACCTAATTTCTCTTCTAAATCACATAAAGTAGAAGTCTTAAGCTTTAACTTGTATTCTTCTCCATCTACTCTCCAAATTGCAAACTGTTTTCTTGCCATATCTATATCAAACCTTTCTTTTGCATAATAAAAGCACCTACCTAAGTAAGTGCTATCTCTTTCCTGGTTTAAATTGTTTTCCACAACTTAAACAAGTAATTATTATTTTATTCTTTCCTAGCATTCCTGTTGCAACCCCTGCGATTGGAACTAATGCTATTCCACCTACAAGAGCCTTTCCTAAACTAAACCCTTTCTTATTAGCTGTTAATTGAGTTGAACCACATTTAGGGCAACATATCTTATTATCTTCAATATGTTTATTATTACTTTCTTTGTTAGTAACTTCGGATTGTCTTTTATAAATACTAACTCCATTTTTCTTGTTTTCAGCAGCTTCTAAAAGACCTTCTTTTAACCAATTTCCAAATCCCATAAAATACCCTCCATATATCTCCTAATAATGTAATTATAGACTAAATATATTGAGAATAAAAGATACTAAATGCTTAACTTGGATCAACTACTGCTATTTCACTTTGGAGTGCCATCTTTAGAGTAAATTCTATAACCCCATTTACTCCACCGCCACCTAATTTGACACTTACTTGTGCTTTCCAATTAAACTTTGTTCCATCTGGTAATGTTTCTTCAAAGCTCAATACTTCACCATCTTCTTGTGCTTTTCTTAATATCCTATATGGACTAGTTGCGCTAGAATTTTCATACTTAAATTTAAATTCTAAATCCCCTGCATCTCCTATTCCATTTTCATATTGCTTTACTTTATCACTTAAACAAGTATTTTCAACTTTTTCTGGTTCTATACCTAATTCAGGTATTTCCTTTAATCCTGGTAAATCTGTATACACATCCGGTTCGGCACCGCTTTTCTTAAATCCTAACTTAGTTCCATTAGCTAACATTTTCATTCCTCCTTTTATTGATATACAAACTGGGTAATATTATCTATAATCCCCTCATATCTCATTACTTTATGTTTTAATCCACTTGGATCAGCTACATCTTGGCATAATGTTCTCCTTAAGCCTAAAGCAGATACCTTTTTATCTACTTCAAGGGCATATTCAGAAGTACTTCTATTGTGCCAAATATCAATTTTATATCTTATATAAGATTTGTCCTCTTTTCCATCTGTAAACTCATATACCTTGTTATCCTCTTCTACGTATTGTATAGCAGGTAACTTCGCCCACTCTGATGGATAACTGTCACTTACATTGTAAGATATATCTTTGATAGCATTAAAAATTTGATCCTTAACATTAATCATTTCTTAGCTACCTCCTTTATGGCTTTCTTAACATCTTCTTTTATATTCTCTATTACTCTTTCTTCATTATTTTTTAAGGCTGGATAAAGATAAGGTTGAGCTGGTTGTCCTTCTATCCACCTTACCCCTACATCTTGAATATTAACTTTCCACTTATCTTGCTTATACGATAGAGGACCAGGATACTTATCTACTGCAGGAGTTGTTTCTCCTTTTTTTCCTGTACCAAACTCAACATATCCTGCATATTCATTATTTGTATAAACTTTAGATACTATCTTGCCTTTATACATTTTAGTTTGCCTATGAATACTCTGTCTCAAATCACCAGTATCACCAGTAGGGCATAAGTCTTTTGCATCACCTTTTACTAACTCCCCTTGCTGTTGCATACTCTTATAAAGTACTTCATCAACATTGCCACCTAATTTATCTAATTTTTTAAGAAGACTATCTAAACCAACAACGCTCTTGCCCATTTTTATATCTTCTCCAATTCAATAAACAGATGTGAATATCTCTTAATGCTTATAACTTTGTAATCTGGTTCACTTTCTTTAGAAACATATACACATATGCCATCACCTTCATTTAAATTTTTTGATCCATAATATAGCATATTTAAGATGTAATTAAGCCTTTCTCCATATATTTCAGCTTGTAATTTCCCACTAGCTGGATATATATTTGCTTGTATTTCTATAGGCTCTGAATATCCTGGATATTTACCACCTTCATTATCTTTAATTACTGTTTTCTTCTTAAGGTAATAAGTCTTTTTATTCTTTATTCGCATTTGCAACACCTACTAACTTAAGTCTTCTAAAAGCTAATAATCTACTTTTAATATTCTCTGGTATCTCTGTAGAATAACTTACAGATACTCCTCCTTCACTCCTAGAAGCTTCTCCTTCACTTCCTATACGATTATAGTAAGTAATAGCTAATTCCCTTTGTAGAGCCTGTGCTTTATCTGGAAGTATATCTCTATTGCAGAAGTCTAATATCTCACCTTCTGCATCTTCTAAAAGCATATTTAATAGAGCATCTTCGCTATTATCACTAATTCCTAGCCTTATTTTTAACTTTTCTAACTGTGCCATAATAACACCTCATAACACAAGAGAGGTTTTAACCTCTCTTACTAAATTGCAGCTTTCTTAACACATATTTGTATTCCAGCATGTCTTTCATCTAATATAAATACATCTTCAAATGATTCTTCAAAGTATACATACTTACCTTGGCTCAACGCTGATGGTTCTTGTAATTGTGCAAATGAATATGATACTATTGGCAATACTGCTGATGGATGAACTAATATCATAGCCATATCTCCAGCTGAATCTCCTGGTTTTATTCCTCCTGATTCTTGTCCCCCTGTTGTTCCATCATTAAATGTATAATTAGTTTTCATTAGAGTAGTAGGTACACCAACTATGTCAACTTCATCAAGTCTTGATACAGATCTAGATAAAACCTTATCTCCATTTGTTCTTACTATAGCTACAGCATTATCTAATAAAGTCTTAGTATAAGTATCAACATAAAGTATTCTTCCTGTTGGTGGTACTAATCCCTCATCCATTTCATCCATCATTGCATCAAATTTAGCTAATGCAGTTTTAGAAGTTAATTCAGCTTCTTCTGCTGCTATTGATTTCTTTGCATTTTTTAATGTATAAAGAGTAGAGAACATCATTGCATCAAGTTCTGGGAACTTTTGAGTTTCATTCATAGTCTTAGTAATATTAGATATTGAAGCAACTTGATTAGTTTGATTAACATCTTGTGGATGCACTAATGTTTGCCATATTCTATGATTTTTAAGTTCCTTAGTTTCCCAACTATTAGAGAAATTCTGTGAAAAATCACCTATACTAGTTCTATCTCCATTTACTCTTCCTGTAGTTGAAAGCTTCGGTATTTTTATTGTCTTTGCATCAACCGGTTTATATTTATTTGTATTTTCTGTACTCCACAGTCTACCTGAATAAAGTACATATGGATATGCATTTGCTAACTCCCTTGCATATTGTTCAGCATAATTTACTGTCATTTTACATTCCTTCTTTCTTTAATCTATTTTGTTTCCTTTGGTCTAACTCCAGTAAAGTTAAAACCAAATGTTGATTGATTATTGTTTCCTTGTCCACCTTTAGGAGGATTTCCACCCCTTAACTTATCATTCACTGCTTTCTCTACTGCAGATTGGAAAGCTTTTTCTACTGCTTCAATGCTTTTATTGCAAGTTTCAGCAGATTCATAGTTAAGAATATCTACTAACTCCTTAGGTAGATTCTTCTCTGCTAGAGTTTCATAAGCTGTTGCTCTTAATTCTCTAGTAGTTATGTCTTTTTCTCTTTTTGCTAGTTCATCTAGCTTCTTTTGTTTCTCATATTCTGCCTTTTGGTCAGCGTTCATCTTTGCTAACTTTTCAGCTTCTGTCTTAGCTTCTTGGATTTTAGCTTGGTAATCTGTCTCCCACTTTGACTTAGCAGTTTCAAGAGCCTTGGCAACTCTCTTGTCAAATTCAGATTGATACTTTTTTTCCTTTAATACATCATCAAAAGACTTGTCTCCACCTTCTTGACCTTGAGTACCTTCTCCAGTTCCTTCACCATTGCCACCATCTGCCCCAGTTCCAGAACCTCCATTTGCTCCTGTATTCGCTTCAAGTAGTCTACTCATACCTAAGCTTTTTCTTAAATTTACATTTCTTATAAACATTTCTTCCTCCTTGCCCCTAATGTTCAACGCCCATTAGATTCAAATATTATTTACTATCCTGTTCTTTAAAGCCTATCAGTAAGTAATAAAAGGCATAATAAAAAGCCTTAGTTTCCTAAGACTTAAATTTATCCATAATAAAAGCACCTACCCTTTAATTTAGTAAGTGCTTTTTATTGATTATCCTTTTGATATGATATTTCATCATATAATTTATATAACTTTAATCCTAAACTATTAACAGTATCTTGATTATCCATACCATTAAGTACTATTTCATCATTTATTAATAACTGTACTTCCCTTAAATTTTTAATATCTATACTAAAATCAATACAATCATCTTCCTCAACTTTATTAACTATATACTGTTCAACTTCTGGTACATTAATTAATAAATCAAATAAACTCTTTTTTAGTTTAAACTTCATAATAGCCACTCCCCTTCTTTATGGATTAGCTTGAATTAAAACTCCTGTTTTAGGCTTTGTAAATAATTTTTTCTATTTTCTCTTTTTCTATAGTCTCTAATTCCGGAGGATTCAACTCTATTTCATAAGCTTCTCCATCTCCCCATATTCCTAATACTGTTCCTTCTCTACCATCTTTTAATCTGACAATATCACACTCTGAAATTTCAAGTTTACTCATACCTTAAATCACTCTCCTTTAACTTATCTATATACAATGTAGTTAGCTTTGGAATTCCATCATCCATAACTCCTACTAGTATTTTAGCCTGCTTTCCTTTAAGTCCTCGTACAACAATATTAACTTCATATTTTTCTCCATGAGGGGTACTATCCTTATGTCTTGCAGGGTATTTACCTATATTGCTTTTAATTAATTTATCAAATTCGTTGTAATTATCTATATTATATCCTAATCTACTTTCTATTGCTCTTCCTTTAGCTAATCCATCTTTATTTTCTCCACCAAAAATATACTTTAAATATTTATTTTCATTAACTTCAAATTTATCAGCATTATTTAATATAACATTAGGATTAGCAATTACTTCTTTTCTTAATTTATAATTATATTTTGTTAGCTTCCATTCATCACTATTATTATACTTCAAATCTTGGAAATCTTTCAATGTATTTGGAACTTCTTTTCCTAAAGCTTCCTTGAACTTCTTAAATTGTTTTCTATCCGAAGCTTTATTTTTAATCATCTTCTCAAAGACCTCTGTTTTATCTTTACCATACTTATCAACAACAAACTTATCATACCAGTCTTGATACTTCATATCTCCAGGTACTAAATAAGTCTTTCCTGTCTCTGGATCTCTTGCTCTTCTTTTAATATCATTTAAAGTACCTTCTCCTAAATACGCTCTTGTTGTACTTCTGCAATATGGATGTAAAGGTGGAAGATTTTCTCCTGCAGTTGCTTTATCAACTTCTATAACCTCTCTATCCATATTTCTACATTGTTCAGATGTTCTAATATCTAGAGTAGCAACAAAGATATACTTATCTATTCCACATTCTTTATAGCTTTCCATTTCAGCAGCATTAGTTATATAAGTAGTTTCTGTCCTTATAAGTCTCTCTGATGCAAACTTACCATAGTCGGTTAAATCTTGTAGTTCCTTAGCCATTCTCCTAGAACTCTTACCACTCATTAAACCACTAGTTATTACTTCTTCTAACTGCTTTGCCAACACATCTGTATTATGCCATACACGCTTACTATAGTGTTTTCCACTCCAATTATTCTTAAGTATCTCTTGTATAGTTTCTATAGGCATTTCTGCAATATTAAAACCTACTCCCAAACCTTTTTGTATATCAAAAGCATTTGAGTAGTAGGCTCTCTTAATATTATCTGTATATAGTTTTGTACTTTGGTTTATCTCAACATCTGCTGCTAACTTAGTATTGATATATACACTCTCTTTTAAGGCTTCTAATCTTGTTATCCTAGCCTTATATGCTACTGCATTTAGTTGAGCCATCATATATCTTTTTAACTCTTCATCCTGAATATTATAAATCCTTTTTCTAATACTATCTAATTCCTTCTTGGGTATTTTAGCATTTAATAGCTCTCTTACCTCTGTAGTAGATAAGCCACTGTCTAGCTGGTACTTATAAAAGATTTTATTTATATCTTCATTAATATCTTTTATAGCTTTGTCATATGCAGCACTAATCTTTTGAATAGTAGAATCACTATTTTTGTGATACTCTTCCATTCTTAAGTTAGCTCTTCTGGTCCAGTAAGCATTATTCTTCATCTACCTCACCACCAGTAGATTTAAAGTCATATGATCCAAACATCTTTTGCTGGTCCTCAGCCTTTTTCTTATTCTCTTCTTCTAGTCTCTTTCTTTCTTCATCTATATCTATTTCACCATCAAATCTCTTTATTCTAGTTTCCCATGAAATAAATCCTTCTGTTTCTTGTGCTATTCTTGCTGCAAGTTCATCATCAACTGGTAAAGAACGTTTCATAGAAATATCTATGTTGCTAGGATTAATATTCTTGGCCCTTATATTCTCTATATTAGACATAAGCTTTAATCTTTGCCTTAATCCTTGTTTAAAGTATCTTTCCTTAGTTCTTCCTAACTGTTCAAATCCTAATAGCTTGTACTTCATAGCAACACCAGAAGCATTACCTACAAAATTTTCATCAGTAAGGCATGGCACTTTACTAAATTCATGTATATCGTCTTTTAATGCTTTCTTAAGTACTTCTATTTCAGTTTCATTAAGATTTTTGACTAGCCATTTAGCATCCCCGCCCTCGTCTAGCTCAATAATCTTTAACTCTTTTAATAACCTAGCTGTACTTACTTTTTCTTCTTCATTATCACCTAAAGATGCTCCTATAACAGCCAATAAAGCATCAACTACTTGCTCTTTATCATTTACTCTATCACTCTGTAATAAGTTGTAAGCATCTATTAAAGTTATTACTCCTTCAAAATCCCCTTTAAGTCTTTTATTATTTTTATACTCTACAAGTGGAATATCCCTAAAGAAATGCTCTTCTGGTTCATCTACTTCAGGAGATTCATTATTTAAATCAGTAAAGAAATAATGTGTAATGCTTTCATCAGTATAAACATTAACATCATATCCTTTTCGAGTCCCTTCAATATCGTACTTAGGATAGTATGTTACTCCAAACATAGGCTTTTGTTTTACTGTGCTATCTACAACAAGAAAACTATTTAAAGGACTTACTACTGCTAACTCTGGATATGGGACTTCATCATCACTCATATAAAGCAATTCATAACCTACACCAAATATACTCATATCTAAAGCTAACTCATTATTATGGCTATCTTCATCTATTTCAGTAAATATCTTATTAAGTTCATCTGCTCCATCACCACTATAAGTTATTGGAGCTCCAAATACATACCCTGTAGCCATATCTGTAATATATTCAGCATGATTTGCTACTATCTTATTATTAGGCAACGATTCCGTTGTTAGTGTTCTAGATAGTATCTTGTGTTCCCCATCATAATAGTTATTTAGCTTACTATATCTATCTACTAGCTTCTTATGTGCATCTATACACTTAACTAATAACTTATTCGATATGCTCCCATCTTCATTAAGCAAATCTCTATCCTTTATGATTGCCATCATCTTACCTCCCACACGAAATTTTAAAAATTACTTCTAAAGTTTACTTATAGTAAACAAAAAAGCCATATTCTAATAAAACTCAATTTAAAAGAATGGCTTAAACACTACTTTTCTATATTATTTCGTTAAATTAAAATTAAACGAAATTATCTTATTCCTATTTTTCCTTTACTCTTAACTTTTACTTTCTTATTTATAATTTCATCTTCCATTCCATACCTACAAGCATCAATAGTATGATTATCTTTATCTGGGTACTCTCCTTTTAGATTTCCTTCCTTATCCTTCTCTATTTCATATCCTACAAACTCCCTCTTTGCATTAGGACATCTTACTGGATCTATTATTATTTCCTCTATTTCTTCACTTAAAAACTTAATGCCATGTTCAACACTATCTGGTCCTTTCTTTGCTCCTATTATATTTAGTCCTAACTTTTTAAACTCTGATATTGTTCTAGGTTCTGCACTATCTGCAGTAACTCTCTTGTTTAATGGATTAAGCTTCTTTATTTCTTCAACTGCTTTGCTATTACTTAATTGAACCTTATACACTTCACCAAAGATATACAATCTCTTTCTAGTCTTGTCATAGTTCATTAAGACATAAGCTAATGGATCAGCTGCATAACCAAAGTCTAATCCATTCTTTAATCTATCAAATACCTTTATTTCTTCTTCTGTAATTTCTCTTATAGTTAAGTTCCTAAATACTTCTCCTCCAGTACCAGTTACAGCTCCTAAATAATCATGTTCATATTTGGTAGGATTGACCTTTTTCATATGTTCAGCTTCTATAATAAACTGTTCTCCTAGCCATTCTTTAGGTACTGTTCTATAGTCACTATGATGTACATATTTATCTCTTCTATTTTCTAATACTTCCTGGTTACACCAGTTCCTTTGACTTTCTGGTGGATTAAATGAATAGAATACAAAGAACTTAGGTCCACCTCTCATAAGAGATTGATTAATTGTATCTATCTTATGCTTCCCTTCAAACTCATCTACTTCCTCATACCAAATATATTTGATATATCCTTTAGGTACTTTTGTAGATTTAACTTTCTTAGGATTATCAGCACCTTTAAACCTTATTACTTGTCCTGTAGGCTTATAAGTTATTGTTAATTTAGCTTCTGGTACATGCCAATCATCACTCACACCTAAGGTATCTATAGCCCACTTTATTTGGTCTCTTACTGATTCTGATAGAGTGTCTTTAACTCTTCTTAAAATTAATGCATTAGACATAATTCCTAACTGTGCATCTCTCATCATACCTAATACAATCTCTATAGAAATAAAAGAAGACTTCGTACTACCTCTACCACCTTTAAACCAGTAGTGAGTGTGAAGTCCCTGCTTTATATCTTTATGAGCTTCATAAAAGCTTGAAGCTATTATGCACTTTAACTTTACTTTAATCATTCTATATCATCAACTATCTGTACTTGTTGAACTCCTTCTACTTCAACTTTTTCAGTAAACAATCTATATCTCTTACCTAGTAACTCTGCTGCTTTAGTTCTATCTTGGAGTGAAGGATCTAAACCAAATTGGTCTTTTTCTTCTCCCCTCATTACTTTTGTGAGGTATTGGAGTACTTCTTCACCTTTTGCTATTCTTGCATCTTCTATTTTAGCTAGGCGTTCTTCTATATAAGTAGAAATGCAACTATTTGCAACTAGCTTGTGTGCATTACCTCTTGCATACTTCTTACTATATCCTGCTTTTATTGCTGCCTGCTCTGCATTACCTAGCTGTATATAATAATCTGCAAATGATTGTTGCTTAGGTGTGAGTTTCTTATCCATCTGCTCCACCTACTTCCTTATATAAATCAGCTAACTTTATTAATATTTCTATTTGGTTAAATGTACTTAATAACTCTACTTTAACACTAGAATATTTATTAGTATCTTTCTTATCATTTGGATACATCCTGTTATATTCTTCTATATCCATTATGTGAAATAACTTGTATACTGTACATATTTTATTTGATGTTTTGCTTAAGAATTGTTCTCTATTTACTAAATAGATATATCCATATGTATTTAATGCTTTTATCAACTTATTTATTTTACTTTGTATATTCATTTACTCACCTCATTTTATGTAAATAAAAAAGACTCCTTTATTAAAGAGTCCTTCTCATATTTATTTCTTTTTTATTATTAGATTATCTCTGAATTTCTTTTTCCCTTTATGAGTTAAAGAAATACATTCTCTACCATATGCATTTAACCCTAAACTTATTAACTCAAGTGCTTCTAATTGATATTTTATAATATCAAAAGTTCTATTGCTTATGTATATATAATCAAAATCTGCATTTTCAAACTTTCTAATTGAATCCTCTATTTCTTCCTTTATATCAATCGCCCAAAACTCATTATCTTTGATTCTTTCAGCTAATATCATGAACAAATCATCCCAACTCATTGTAATAGTACTATTTCCGTAAGTAACCTCACCATCGATAGAATATTTATATGGTATCTGAAATAAATCATCACCTTGGCAAATTTTCTCTTCTTCTTTTTTTGCTTGAACTTTTAACTTTAAATTATTCAATTCTCTTTCTAAAAGTTCTTTTTCTTTTCTCAATCTATCTAATTCAACAAGTGTTTCTCTATCGATAGGCATATTGCCTTTAATCCATCCATCTCTAGGATTCATTTTAAACGCTTTTGATAAACTATCATGAACTCTGTATTTTAGTTCCATTTTGTCATCCCAAAATTTAGATAACCTATTTTTCATTGCATTATCCCTAAACTCAAGTAATTTCGCTTTAAGTACCGGATTATTATCAGTGTGAGATGCTGGTATATTTTCAATATCTTTTTTAGCGAATACTAAAACAGGTATCCCTCTTTCTCTTGCATATTCATACTCTTTCTCAGTAAAACTCTTTCCATCATCAGCTAACGAACCATATCTACCTGCTATCACTAATACATAATAATCACTTTGATCTATTATAGTTTTTATATATTCGAACTGCTCTATATCTGCAGCAGGAAACATTTCCATTCCAGCTGGAAAACAGTCTAAACTCAATATAGCTTCCATCACTTCTTTTCTCTCTTCTTCCAAATCTGCAAAAGTTGAACTAATAAAAACTTGATATCTTTTATCCATCATCAAATCCCCCCTTATAGAATAATATAATTCTACAAAAAGAGATAAATTCCTTTATATTACATTAAAGCCAGTAGTATTAAAAAGTAATTAGTGTAAGGGGTACACCTTCCTTTCTTATTTGTTTCTACTGGCTCCTATAGGCATAAAAAAGAACCCTATTTCTAGGGTCCTTATTTCTTGATCTTATTTTCTATCTTTTCTACTGTATCTTTTATATCATCAATGTAATATACATCCCTTGCAGTTTTCTTAGTATTTTGATCAATACTATCTAGCTTGTTTGATATATCTTGTAATAATTTTATTATTCTTTCATCCACTTCCTCACCCCCTTTATAATTACATTTTATCTCTATTGTAAAATAAAGTAAAGACACCTATATTTCTACAAGTGTCTTTCTAAAGGGGTATTAAGAATTAATGAGATCCTGGAGGGGATAGGAAGAATTGAACTTCCATATGTAGATTAACAGTCTACTGTTCTACCATTGGACTATATCCCCATAAAATACCTAGTAGCTTAAATCTATTAGGTATTTTATTAAATTCTTGGAGGACAATAATTAATGAACTCTAGTAGCTTTCTACTTTTGTTCCATTAAGCATATTTATATTCATTTACTAATATCCTGGGTACATCCCAAGGTACTATTCCAGCTTTTTCTCTATCTAGTACTATATCTCCATTAGGTTTAGTTTTATAAATAGATCTATTCTTTAATATAAAACTCCTATCTGATATGTACTTAGTAGATTCTTTATTAATTGCTCTTTTTTCTTCTCTTCTTTGTGTAAGTGCAATTTCATGTTTACTTTTTAAATGACCAAAATTTCTTTGGATGCATTTCTTCACTGTTTCCCTTTTAGCTTTTAGGAGTTTGGCTATTTCTGTTGAATTATATCCTTGTAAATAAAGCTCTTTTACTCTCTCTTTATCTAACATCTGCAACCTCCTAATAAAAGTTATAGCAACGCTAAGGCTCTAAAAGGGGACATTTTTATTTGCTTTAGCATTGCTTGTCCTTATATATTAATTATAATGTATATCCCTATATATGTCTTATAGACTTCCTTCACTAAACCTATAGTAAACCTATAATTTTTCTACAATTTTTATTAAGGTAGATATTTTTGCATTTTCTTAAGTGCTATCCCCTCTAATTGCTTAACTCTTGAATAGCTTAAGTTAAGTCTTTCTTGCATATATGAGTAGTTTCTATTGTTTATAAGTACTTCTTCTATTATTTCCTTATGTGGATCAGTGAGAACTGTTAAAGCGTTCTCAATTCTTCTAACTTCTAATTCCTTTGCTCTCCTTACTTCTAGTAGTTGCTTATCTTCTTTATCTTCAAGCCTTATATCTATATCAACTATATCTGCTTTAAGCTCTTTATATTTCTTTATTCTCTTTGCTGTGTTATTCATACTTTACCTCCAATTCCCTGTTATATTTACTGATGTATTGTTATAAAATATATTTAATTGAATATTGTTATAAAATATATTTAATTGAATATTGAAAGGAGTGATCCTTATATGGCTAAGCTGTTTAGCAGAATATTTAAGGTTATTATCTTTGTAGTAATCTTTTTGCTAATTTCTGCTCCAGTTGTGGTGAAATGATAGTAGTAATACTATCTACCACCATAGTTTAATAACATATATTAAATATATGATATAGACTATGTAGCCATATAAAATGGTGTTAAACCAAATTAGTGATTACTCCTTTTATTGATTAGGTGGAATGCATATGTGTTCCACCTTTCTAAAACATTGAACATTGTCCTTCTATTTCTTCTCTCTGCTTTTTACTTTCTCCTAACCACCACTTCATAACTTCATCTGGTGTTTTCCAAGTAGTCTCTAATCCTTTTCTTTCCCTATACTCTAAGAACTTTTTTAAAGCTCGTAGGTAATTATCTTTATATTTAGGGTACAACTCTAATTCCTTTTTTTGATTATTTCCTAGAGGACATCCAATACACCCAATTCTATTGAATCCTCTATCATAAAGCTCACAATATGGTAAATTATTTTGAAGTATATATGACCATACTTCTGTTTCGCTCCAATCTACTATAGGCCTTACCATTATTTTTTCTTTGTAGAAGTTAACCATCTTTTGATCTGCTCTAGCTTTACTTTCTTCCCATCTAACTCCTGTAAATACTGTGTCTCCTTTATCTCCTGTTCTTTCTTTTAACTCATCACAACAGTATCTATTAAGCCTTGTGGGTAATATTGCCCTATTGCCAATTAATGTCCACATTGTTTTTTCTTTTCCTGCTTTATCTCCTTTGGTCCACTTATTGTACTTATTAAAAATTACATCAGGAAAATTTTTTCTTATGAAATATATTAACTCTGGAGGATCTGCACTAGTTGGACTATAAATTGGAGTAAAATCAATTCCGCTTTTCTTTAATATGAAATATGCAACAACGCTATCCTTTCCCCCACTAAAAGCCAATATATTCTTTTTATCTGAATCTTTATTCTGAAATTCAATACATCTTTTTATTGACTTTTTTTCTAATTTTCTTGTATCAACAATCGGTTGATAATCTATTCTTTTTAACAACTCCATCACCTTAACAACTAAATTGCCTAGCTGCTAAGGAAACGGTTATTTGAACTGATTTAACAGTCGCACGAGGGCATTTTACGCTTTACCTCATAACTTTTCGCATATAAGGTAAATGGCTAATCTACCTTATACTGTGCAACCTCTTTCTAAAGAGGGTTTGATAGAATTGTTATTATGTTTTTATAAATCAATTTTCTTTTGTTCTTCTTTAATTTCTACAATACCTAGAATTTTTGCATTAGATATTGTTCTGCAGTTTTTTGCCCAATTATTAAATATTTCTTCTGGATCTTCTATACTTGAGACCGTTAATAATCTTTGTTGCTCTCTCCTATAGCCCTTTCTAGTTTCATATTCAAATGTAACTAAGTATGTCTTTACGATTATGCTTGTCCTTATTTTTTTAATATCTATTCTCATATACAATTACTTCACCCTTTCTTGCAATTACGACTTACCAATTACCAAACCATATGGTTACACAAGTCATAAGAGCATTACAAATATATAAAAATAAACACATTACAATAAGAATTATAGATACAAGTGCTATAGTAACCATTAAATTATTAAGCTTACTATTTTTTATAAATATCGCTGGAATAAAACTAAATATAAGTGTAAACACCGATAATCCTAATAAAACTTCTATAAAATACATTCTGATGCTCCTTTCTTCTAAGGTTAATATTTTTCTCTTAACCTTCACTTGGTTAAGCTTGTACTATTAACCTTTATACTTCCATTAACATTACATCAAGAATCTCTCCAAGCTCTTCCATAAATCTAGCCATTTCTTTATTTTTATAATTCTCAATGTCCTGCTCATTTTTAAATTCTAACTCTCCAACTTTTACTTTAGTTCCTTCTTTTTCATAAGTTCCATACTTACCTTTTACAGTCATTTTAAGTACCTTTAAATCTTTGTTGATGCATTTATCCTCTGCTTGTCCTTTCGCTTCTCCCAAGCTTTGTTTAATCTTCTCTGCAGTTACTTCCTCACTTGCTATTAGCTTTTCTTTTGTAGTTTTAATAATCTCATTTTCTTTCTTAGCTGTACTATTAGTTATTTTCTTCTCTTGCTTAACTTCTAACCACAGTTCATCTACTACTTTTTCACTAACTCCAAATTCCCTTATTAATTGTCTTAGTGCTTTAGACTTTAATACTTTTTGTTCTCTATAAATTCTTATCTTTGCTTTGATAGCTTTATCATTTACGTTCATTTCCTCATATCCTTTCACAACTATTTTTTAATGGACCATAATACATTCCGTCTAAATTAATAATGTAGTTATTCTCCTGTTCTAAAAGGAATATCCATGCAGAACCTTTAGTTAATTTACTATTAAGTTCTGTACAGTCTTCCTTTAATCTAATAAAGTTAAATCCTATCTGTTCCATTAGAATGGCATATCTACATCATCTACTGGAGTAATATCATCATAGGCACCAAATGCATCATCACTGCTATTTCCTTGTGTACTAGCTTGTCCGTTACTTCCTACAAACTCAAAGCTATCTACTGCAACATCTGTTGTATATCTCTTAGTTCCATCTTGTGCATCATAGCTGCCTGTTCTAATACTTCCAATAACAGCTATTTGTCTACCCTTTGTAAGATATTGAGATATCGTTTCTGCTGTCTTATTCCAAGCTACACAGTTAATAAAATCAGCTTCATCTTTCTTGAATTGTCTATTTACTGCTATTGTAAATCTAGTAACTGCAGTTCCACTTCCTGCCGCATATCTCAGCTCTGGATCCTTTGTAAATCTTCCAATTAAAACAACTTTATTCATCTAATCCACTCCCTTTATATAATTTCATCCATTCATCTAATGTCATTGAAACAAGCCACTCACTTCTATCTTTTCTATGAAATACTGCTACTAATTCATTCTCTTTTTTATCTGCCTTAGCTTGGCTTATAGCATCATATATGTTAAGTCTTTCTACTCTTTTACATTCAATATGAATACCAGGTAATCCAACTACATCTGCATCACCATTAGCACCACAATATTGTTGTCCTCTCCTGGTGTTATATCCGTATTCTTTTAGCTTAGAGGAGAGTTCTCTTTCCCCTCTAGCTCCCTTTTGTCTACTATTAGTCATATAAACTCTCCTAACTGTTCTTAAATTCCACTCTTAACCAAGTTAATTTACTTCTTATAATCTCTATTTCTAACCTTAAATTATTCATAGCTTCTATTCCTGTAAAGTAACTTGCTTCTGCTACATCCCTTCTAAGTCTTAACTCTGCAACTTCTTCATTACCCTTTACCAAATCCTGTATTATAGTAACTGGATAACCTTCTGCTCTTAGTCTTAATATTTCCTGTGCTTGTTTAACTTTATAATCTTTTTCCGTCTGTGCTTTTTGTAATCCTAGAGTTTTAAGTTGTGTATTTCCTCTACCTAAAGCAGCTATGCATTGATCTAACCTTTCTAATAATTGTTGTGGATTCATCTATCTATACTCTCCTGTTCTAAACTTGATAGCTTTTAACACTCCTGTCTTATGTGATTCATAATTATTTAAATCTCTTTCTTTATTCTTCTTACGCTTTTCTAGAGCTTTAATAGTTAATTCCGCTTTCTCTCTTGGTGTCATTGTTGTTTCTCCCCCACTGGCACACAAAATTTTGGTGAAATTATCTCCCAATTACCTTCTAGATAAACTAAGAATCCATACATAAATTGCGAATCATCTATAACTTTATAGACCTTGCATCTCTTATTGCATATTTGCTGATGATATTTATCTCCTGGTCTATTTATAATAACCTCAAACATTTTGCTCCTCCTCTACAATCAATTTACCTCCCATACACGCCCTTATAATATCTTCCCTAACATATTTACCCTTCTGTAAAACTAAAGGCTTTAAAAGACGATTTAAAGGCTTGTCCGATATGTCTAATACTTCTTTAATTTCTTCTCTAGTTAATAACTCTTTAAAGAATACAATCTCTAATGTGTTTTGAAAGTGTAACTTTAATACCTTATCTAACTTATGACCCTTTTTACCATGTACTCCGTTAGTTCCCCTGTGATGCTCTGGACATAATCTAATGTGATTTAAAACACAATTTTCTAGTTGCTTATTCTGGGATCTAAAAACTATATGATGTAATTCTGTATTAAAACTTCCACATACAAAGCAACACTCTGTATTATCCATTCTGTTCACCTACTTTTACGCTTACTTTCTTTCCAGTTAATAATGCTATTTGTGGTCCATATCTATCTTGTACAATCTGCTTTTTAAATGCTTCTACAGTTATAATGATTAACTCACCATCTTCTTTAATATCTGCTCCATCAATCCAAGTTCTATAACTAACCTCTCCAAAGTTATCAAAAGCTAATTTATGAATTGGAGTAGGATAGGAAAGATGTGGAAGGGATGATTCTTCTTCTCTTTCTTTTCCTTCTTTATCATTCTTATAATTTCTTATATTTTCTTTACTTTCTTCTTTTGTGTACCCTTCGTTGTTCTTTTGATGTCCCTTTGATGTTCCTTTGATGTATCCTTCGCTGTTCTTTTGTTGTTCTTTTGATGTATCTTTTGTTGTCCCTTCATCTTGATAAAACCTATAGTTTTCAATGGTTAGCATTGTACCTTTTGTTGTACCTTTTTTAATTATCATTTCTTCTGCTTCAAGTAGCTTAAGAAACTCTCTAGTTTTCTTTCTACTCCATCCCCATCTTTCAGCTAATTTAAGCTCAGATGTGTAATAACTTCCTCTAGGAATGATTACTAATTCATTACCTATAAGTAACTTTTCTTCTTTCCATCTTGCTAATTGGATGAGATCCACAAATGCCCTAAACTTCTCTGCATCTTGGAATATCCAATGTTCAAATATAGACCTATCAAGTTTTATAAATCCTTTGCACACATAGTCACCCCCTAAAACGGAGAACAACTTTCTCTTAACTTTTCTCTATAAATATCATTGTTATGTTCGTAATCTTCTACAATATCCTCTAACTCTTCTATCCTTGTATCTTTAGAAAGTAATTCTTCCTCATACATCTCATTTGTCTTTTCCTCATTAGCTTCTTGTAATTGCTCTCTTAACTTTTCAGCAACTTCTCTACTAACTATCAAAGATACTGGATTAAAGTAATCATCTAAAGAAATAACTACTTTTCCATTTTTAAGACTAGCTCCTACTGGTACATCTTCTTCTATTTCAATAGTTATATTTGACTTCATTTCTTACCCTCCAATCCGTTACATACGTGATCATATTCTTCTTTAGTAAGCTGCTTAATATCTTTCTTATATTTAGCTTTAACCATTTCAACTATCTTCTTATTGTCATACCCTGCTTTACTGGCTAATGCATATAATCTCTTTACTTGTGCATCTGTAAGGCTTGTACTACCCTTTTTATTATCTTTTCCATGAGTATTGGTGCTATCACTATCTTTGTTATCATCTATACAGAAAAGACCATTTAAAGCATACTTACGAGCGTATGAACTACTTGCACCAGTAATCTGTGATCCATCCATACCTTTTTTAGTTTCTTCTTCTCTAGCTTCACCTTTTGTACTCTCATGTTCTCCAGATTCAATATCTGTTAAGGTTGCTATTGATTCAACATAATTTCTATCACCTTTTACAACTATTTCATCCGTTAGCTTTAATGTGCATTTATTATCTTTTAACAAAGGTTTTACTGCTTCGAGAATATCCTCACAACTTCTGTAATTATAGTTTCCGAAGTTATTTCTTTGTGTCTTAGGAACATTTAATCCCTGTTGAATATTAAATAACTTTTCTTGTATTCCCATACCTATTGCCTACCTTATACGTAAACTTTCAGTTTGCTTTATTGATAATCCTGGTATATCTTCCCCTGCCTTAAGTCTTGCTAAAGCTTCCTTTTTATCTAGTACTGGATCTTGAACCTTGAAGAACTCTCTTGGCACTAATTCTTCATTTACAACTTCTAAACTTGGTGTGTTTTTCTGAATATTAAAGCTAAATAACTTTCCTTTAATCTTAAGTTTTCCTGTTGCTTTCATAGCTCCATCTATATACTCTTTTAATCCTTTTACTCTGTTTTCTAAGGACTTTCTTCTATCTGATAATCTTGATTCTTCCTCTTTAAATCCTTTAATATCTACTTCCATAGTCTTAATAAGCTTTGCTATATTTTCCACCTTATATTCAAATTGTTCTCCAACTTCATCTAATGCTGATATTACCATTTCTTGTGGAACTTCTGGATTTTCTAATAGCTCTTGTAAATTTAAATAGTTTTGAGATAATTCATATAACTTCATTTTTTAATCCTCCTATAAATCTCTAATAGTTTGTCCACTCTCTATGTCATATAACTGGTCATTGTCTAAATCTGTTCCTAGTGGTATACTGTCTATAATGTCTTTATGGTTGCTCTCTATGCTTTGGTCGGCTGGTTTGCAACCTTTTATTTTTTCTACTTCTTCTTTAATAACATCTGCCCATCTTCTTCGCTCTGCTTCTTGCACCTTTCTTTGTACATATGCTGCATGAACTAAATCAATATTACTCATAGCCATACCCCCATAGTTCTGTCATAAGTCCATAATGCTTCTGTATACTTGTTATAAAATACATACTCTTCTGGTGTTGCTCTTTCTATTAAGAAGTCATTAGGATTTAATCTTTCTTTCTCTAAAAACTTCTTTTGATCTCTAGTTAGTTTCTTAAGCTTCTTCAATTTGCTATCCCTCCTAAACATTTAAAGCAAATAGTAGACTTAACATACTACCTACTGTTAAAAATCCAAATCTAAGCTTGTCTATCCTTCTTGTACTATCTTGATAAGAAAATACTCCTACTAGAAATATAATTATTAAGAATATTACTGTTAAACCTCTTGAAATTAGATATCCTGTTTCTGTCACCCTAAATCCCCCCTACATTCTTATTTGGGCATTACATCCCATAATCATTAATTCCAATTCTCTGTTGGGTTTCCAATCTATTATTACTTGCTTAGCTAAGTCAAAATCTTTTATAGGTGTATCTTTATAAGAAGCCACATCAAGTTTCTTTTTATAATCATTCCAGCATTGTCTAAATACTTTCTTTCCAAGTTCTCTATATGCAGGAGTATCTTTTCCACCAAGTACTGCCATTACCTTTTTATTTACTAAATCACACAGTACCTTTTGTGATCCTGTTTCTATTGTCATTCTTTCTTCTAAATTAGTTATTCTATTATCCATTTCAACTGCCTTTTCATCCAACATTAAAATTGCTTTAAGTTCTTTAGATAGTTTGGAAGTATTTAATGCTTGTCCACTCTTTACCCTAAAGTAGTTATTAACTAATTCTCTTTGAACTTTCCAAGCTAAATCATCTTGAAGTGACTTTACTAACATTAAGTAACCACTTTCAGTAATTAAATAAGTTCCTTTGTTATTAATCTCCGAGCGACGAATTTCGTTGTTCCCAACATCAGCAGGCTTTATAAAGAAAAAATCTTCGTTTTCTACAAAATGAATTTTATTCTCTCTAAAATTCCTTCCTGCAGTTCCCTCTACTCTTTCATGTAACATATCAATATCTTTAAATGTTACAACTCTTTGCTCGTTAAACTCTTTTACTGATAAATCAGTATTGTTGATTTTTACAATTTGATTGTGCATAGCTTGTCCTCCTTAACTTTTATTCTGTAAATCTATAAATTAGGCAATTCAGCCTATTTATCTTGATGTTCTGCTATTTCTACAATTCTTTTCACATTTTCCTTTCCATACCTATCCACTAACTGCTTTGCTAGTAATTGATAATAACCTTTTATTAACTCTTCAGATGGTGGTGTTTTCGTTATAAAATTAAACTCCATAACTTATCTCCTAAATTGATGCATTACATTATATTCATCTGATTTAATTTGGTTACTGTTCATTGCTTAATAGTGTCTTTAAATTTTTAACAAATTTTTTTAACTTTAAATTCTCCTTAATAAGTGCTTCATATTCTTTTTTTGAAATAGTAATGTTCTCTTCCATGTCTTCCTCCTTAATAAAATATTTCTGGCACTGTTACCCCTAAAGCTAAAGCGATTCTATCCATAATATCCTTAGTTGGATTCTTTTTATTCTCTTTATCGTTCTCCAACTCGCTTATATAGGATGTTGCCACCTTAGCTTTATCAGATAAATTTCTTACTGTCATTCCTTGTGATTGCCTTATTTGCTTGATTTTGTTCATATACTTTTCCTCCTTTGACTTCAGTATATACCGTTCTCTGGTAGAGAACAAACTTACTTAATGTTCTCTAAGAGCGATTATAATTAATTATCTTTTCTCTAGTAGAGAACACTTATTTTTTCTCCCTTTTTCGTTGACAGAGAACATTTAAAGTATTAAAATAATCATTGTGAGCGAACAAATTAAGTAAAAGGTGTGTAAATATGGTTGGTATAAAGATTTCAAAGTTACGAAAAGAAAAAGGATTATCATTATCTAAGTTGGCTGAAATGGCTCAAATAAGTAAAAGTTATTTAAGTGATTTAGAAAACGAAAAGAAGGAAAATCCAAGTGTTGAGATACTTGAAAAAATAGCAAGAGTTCTTGAGGTTCCTGTCTCTCAACTTTTTGATCACGAAGAATCTTCTGATAATCTTGATGAAATGGAAGAAGATATGAAAATTCTATTTTCTAAAGTAAAAAACTTAAGTAAAGAAAATAGAAAGAAAGTACTTAAAATGATGGAGATATTTACAGAAGAAAATAATAATTAGACATTATAAGGGAATGGTTTGGGTATGGAGGAAATAGTTAAGATTGCAAAAAAAATAAAGCAGCTTGAAGAGTGTGGAGAATTAAGAATTGTATATCAGTATAGTTTAGGTGCAAATGCATTAGTAATGACCAATTCTGATAAGTATTGTATAGTAGTTGACCCTAGCCTATCTTGGGAGCAACAAGTAAAGTCTATATGGCATGAAGCAAAGCATATATATTCACATCTCAATAAAACTTGTAGTATTGAATGTGCTGAAACAGAGGCTGTTGAATTCTCAAATTTAGCAGTGAAAAATTATCATCTAATATCAGAGCTTACAAACTTAGATTTTTAAGAAGGGATTAGTGGAATGGGTAATGTAGCAATTTATTCGAGAAAAAGTAAATTTACTGGTAAAGGAGAATCTATAGAAAATCAAATATTAAAATGCAAACAATTTATTGAGTTTAAATTTTCTATGGATCCTTCAGAAGTGGAAATTTTTATAGATGAAGGTTTTACAGGTAGAAACACTAATAGACCACAATATAAAGAACTTATGAAGAAAGTTAAAGCTGGAGAAATAGAACATATAGTTTTATACCAGTTAAATAGGTTTGGTCGTAATGCTAGAGATATACACAACTCCCTACAAGAATGCATGGATCATAATTGTATTATATACAGTGCTCAAGAAGGATTTGATTCTGCAACTAGCTTTGGTAGAGCTATAATTGGTATAATGGCATCTTTAGCCCAACTTGAAACCGAACAACTAGGGGAACGTGTCAAAGATAATATGTATACTCTAGCAAAAATGGGAAGATGGTTAGGAGGTCAATCACCATTAGGATTCAATGGTGAAAGAGAATACTATATTGATGATAATGGTAAGGAGCGCTCAGTAACAAAGTTGGTTGAAAATCAAGAAGAAATGAATATTGTAAAAGCTATTTATAATAAATATCTTGAAGAAAAATCATTATCTCAAGTTGGAAAATGGTCTCTTACTAATAATTTTAAAGGAAAAAATGGTGGGAATTTAGATAAATCAGCACTAAATGTAATACTTCAAAATCCAGTATATGTGAAAGCTAATAAAGCAGTTTTCGAGTTCTTTAAGTCAAAAGGCTATGATGTCTATGGGATACCTAATGGCCATGGAATGCTTAGATATGGTAAAGAAAATAATATTGTTGCCTCTGCTAAGCATAAAGGTATTATCCCAGCTTCTGATTGGTTAGAAGTTCAATCTATACTATCAAGTAATGCTTATAAGGCTCCTAGATTAGGTAAAACTAATACAGCTCTTTTAACTGGCATTTTAAAATGTAAATGTGGTTCTAATATGAGGGTAACTTACGGTAAAGCAAATAAAAATGGGCTTAAACAATTCTACTACACTTGTAACATGAAAAATGCATCTGGTGGTACTAGGTGCAATAGTAAAAATATTAATGGAATAAAATTAGAAGAAAACTTAGTAAAATACTTAACATCATATAATAAAGATATTTTTATAAAGGAAATTAAAAATATCTTAGCTACTACTGAAGAAATAAATAAAGCCAATGATATCGACAATATAAATTTGTCTATTGATACCTCTAACAAATCTATAACTAAGCTTTTAAATAAATTAAAATTAGTAGATGACGAGGATATATCAAAAATCATCCTAGATGAAATCAAATACGAAAAAAATAAAATTAAAGAGTTAGAATCTAAAAAGAAAGTGGCATTAGAAAATGAATCCTCTCTTGCTTTAACTCAACAAGACTTATTTGAAATAGCAACCTCATTAGAGGACTTTTGTAAAAACTTTGATAAATTAACTTTTGAAGAAAAGAAAAAAAGGCTTAGTTATCTAATTGACACTATAATATATGATGAAGGTACTTTTAGCATAAACTTTAATATTAAAAAAAAACTAGATAACTGCTTTAATCTACTATCTAATTTATCTAATAAATTTCTATCGCATTTTAGTACATCATGCAGAAGC